TTGATTTCCTCAATTGCTAACTCCAGCCTGGTAAAAATGTTAGGGTATTTGGTCCCACCAAGTCGTTTTCCCATGTTTGGATACTTGCCATTTTCTTTCCTTTCTTTCCTCCCTTTCCCCTATAATTTTGCGGGGTTCTGCCCGGCGTCTTCATCCCCAAAGTCCAATGCCTGCGTTTCAATGTGGGGCCATACCTCATTGCATCCGGTATAAACAAGCACGTCTTTCTCCTTACGCAAAATTAAGAAAATTGATGAAAGTTCCTACATGGAAGAGTTTTTTCCTGCGGGGATGGTCTTTCTTAGACATCTTTCTAACATCCATGCCACTTTCGCCTTTTGCCTGCATTGCCTTCAGGTGCGCGTTTGCCTCTTTTCGTGTCGCAAACGCTTTACCGAATATTGTAGCCATTTTCTTTCTCCTTTGACGACCAGCATTAGTTTGCCACTGATTACAGCGAATGGCGCGATAATTGGCTACTGCTTGGATACGGTACGGATAAGTTTGGAGAAATGAGCGGTATAATCTCCTCTCTCCTCTTCCAATCCGTCCTCTACAAACAGTGGTAATTCGTCTCTGTGATCAACTAAAGGCCGGATAAGGCTGTTTGATTTATCAATCAAATCAAGCAGCTTTTTCATTAACCACAACGGATAATCTTTTCTGCTTCTCATTCGTTCATGTATGCTACACAGATCGACGTTTATTCCATACATTCTGGCAACATCCAGATTCCGGGCTTCGTACCCAGGGTGTTCTTTTTTCATCTCATTTCCTCCACACGTTAAAAGTTGCTCCTCTCTTCCGGGTAATTCGGGTCTTCATCCCAATACCCTACGTGGTTTTCATAACGGATAATCTTGCCAGTTAATTTGTCCATTGCTTTTCTCCTTTCGGCATGACAGCACACCCTAAGCACACCAAATCCTGGTACATTCTATCCATCTCGTTAGACATGATACGCTCGACATTATCTATCCACTCTCGGACTTCCGGTGTTTCTTTTGCGGGATCTTTCAAGGTTAGCTTAATCATTTCGTTTCTTTCGGGGACGAAGCCCCTGGTTTGGTTAGTTGTTTTGGGAGATGAGGAGGTGTTCAACCTCTCCGTACACCCAGCGGACGGTTACTTCTTTTTCCGTCCGGGTTTTTTCGTTGATGGCAAGGATACCCTTCCAGGCCAGCTTACGCAGGTAATCTTCGGTGATAACTTTCATTTTCAATCTCCTTTTTGTAAAATAGATCTGATTTCATTGATTTCCTCTGCAATCCCCATGCCATATTGATAGTCAAAGCTATCAAGATAACCAACATAATTAAGCTAAGTAAGCAAGCGTAACCATTGGCTATATCCAGCCCACGGTGGTTATATCGAACCACCACCTAAAGAAATAACTTGACAAGATATCTTGGATGGAGGTATAATGCAAGCTCATGCTTAGTTCCTTTCCTCACAGGTTCCGGGTTGGTGTACGGACCGCCCGGAACCTTCTTAACTCCCCGTATTGGAGCCGAGACGATGAAAACCTTAATCTTATGTATCCTAACAGGGCTGCTCGCGTGTTGTACCGCAGACCTGCTGTTTGCAGACGAAAACTACCAGGTCAACTTCCAGACTCAATTCCCAGCACAAAATCAGTTCTATATCGACGATTACAACCAGAAGGCTGTTAGCCCCCAGCCGTATCGCTACGAAGAAGTTGTTCTAAGCGCTGCGGGGGCCATGATCGTTATTGATGTAATAGGGGGAATATCTTGGATGGAGGCTGTTGATTAATGGCTAAGGTAGGAAGACCAACAGATTACGATCCAGATAAGCATCCCGCTAAGGCTTACGAGTTATGTCAAGAGTTCGGTTTTACTGATGAAATATTAGCGAGGGTCTTAGATATTGATGTGTCTACGTTAGCCAGGTGGAAGAATGAGCATCCTGAATTAAAAGACGCCTTACGCGCGGGAAAGGACGAATACGACTCTGAAGGCGTAGAAAAAAGCCTTAGAAGGCGCGCCAGTGGCTTCAAGTACAATGAAACTACAAGGGAGCTAAGAGAGGGAAAGTCCGGGCTCTTCGGGAAAGAAGAGGCGAAGCTTGTCGTTACTAAGGTGGTCGGAAAGTTTCTTCCCCCAGACACTCCAGCCATTCGGTTATGGCTGACCAATAGAAGATCCAACAGGTGGAAGGACAAGCAGGACATTGAGCATTCTGGAGGAGTTACCCTGCTGGCCCCGGAGGCAATAGAGAAGAAGGCATGAAACCTAACGTAGACACCATCAAGCCTTACAACCCCATCCCCACCATAAAACAGTTCCATGCTTCCATGGGTCAGATTAGGTGTATCGTTGGCCCGGTAGGAAGTGCCAAAAGCTCCGGAGGGGCTATGGAAGTGTGTTATTATGCCCCCCATTATCTGTTCAACACTTACGGTATAAAGAAAACGACCTGGTGCGTCCTAAGAGGGACATACCGGGAATTAATGGACACCACAGTTAAGACCGTCAAGGACCCGGAAGAGGGGTGGTTCCCGGATGGGGAATTCCATGCGAGTGACAACATCTACGTTATTCGTTACGACAACGGGATAGAGGTTGAGATACTGTTCCGGGCTTGTGATAGAACGAGCGACGTTAAGAAGTTTAAGAGCTTAGCCCTTTATGGATACTGGATTGATGAGTCCATAGAAGTCCCCACAGCGGTTAAGAGCATGCTGAAGACCAGGATAGGCCGTCAGCCACGGTGGGCGGTGTGGGACAAGATATTGAGGGAAAAATACCCTGAGCTGACAAACCTAACCGAAGAGGCGTTACAAGCCCATGTTGCTGACCATCCCGAAACGTTCATTACCCGAATGGGTATTGAAACCACAAACCCTCCTGATATTGAGCATCCAACTTATTCTGAATTCAACTGGACTACTCCCCCCCCTGGGCCGGTCCCAAAAGGTGAGCCAAAGAAGAACCATATCGGATTCTGGCAACCGCCAAGAGAAAACGAGGCAAACCTGCGCCCTGGATATTATGATGATCTTATGAACGACTACTCTGATCAGCCGGATTGGGCTGACATGTACGTTGACGGCAAGCCCGGTGCTTTGGTTGTCGGGAAACTTGTCTACCATAATTTCAGAAGGGCTTTGCACGTCGCGCACGGGGACCTTACATGGTCAAAGGGTGACTTGTGGAGAGGGTGGGATAACTCCGGGAATTGCCCGGCATGTGTCGTAATCCAGATGCCTACGCCAAACCATATCCAAGTCATAAGGGAATTCCACACGGATAAAATGGGTATAGTGGATTTCACAGAGGCCGTGAAGGTTTCGTGCAACATGCTCTTCCCTGACGCCAAGTATATTGATTGGGAGGACCCTGCCGGGGAGAACCAATATTCAAAGCGAGATGGGGGGTTTACTTCCAATGCGAAATTGATGAGGGAAGAATGCGGGATAGACGTAAGGCCATCTGAACAAAATTGGTCCGCGAGAAGGGAGAGCGTTGAAAGACAGCTTGGTAGGATAGACGGGATATTGATTGACCCGAGCTGTATAAGGCTTATCAATGGCTTTATAGCCGGTTATTCCTACCCCGAGATAGGGAAGACAGGCATTCACGGTGACAAGCCCATAAAGAACAGGTTTTCCCACGTCCATGATGCTCTTCAGTATGTGCTTGTCAAGCTGGTCGGGGAGGCTTCTCGCAACCTTGACCAGGAAGCAGTTGCAAAATCAGACTTCGAGGTGATATGATGAACTTAATTGGATTAGGGCTGGTGCTATTCGGTGGAGGTGGGGGTTACGCTCCTACTCCTCCGCCGGCCGTTCCTACCGAAGATGACCCGATGGTTAAGGCGGAGAAGGAATCAGCGGCTAAGAAGGAGAGGGAGATGGCCATCAAGCGCAAGGGGCGCAGCTCTACGATACTGACCAGCGGCCTTGGGTTGAGCGGCTCGCCTAACGTTGACTATGCTCAACTAACCGGGAACAAGACTAAATTGGGGCAATAAAACATGAACGGTAAAGAATTACTCCGAATCAACGATAACCTCAAGGAAGCCCGGTCTCAGTGGGATGTCACATGGTCAGATATAGCCGACAACATCGTGCTCAGGAAGACCAGCATTATAAGCCAAGCCACTCCAGGCGGTAAGAAGACTCAGAAGATGTATGATTCTACAGCCACCTTGGCGGCTCAGGACTTGGCTGCCTGGATCTCAGGTAACCTAACATCCGGGGAATGGTTCAGGCTGAAGATGGGTGGTGCCCTCAAGGAGCTTAAGGAATATCAAGAATGGCTTGAAGAGTGCCGGAACATCCAACACGAGGCTTTCAGGGACAGTAACTGGCAAAGTGAATGGAACGAGGTCCTTCTTGACCTGGTTCAGTTCAATACCGGGGCCATATTTACTGAGGAGAACGAGGTTAAACTTCCAGGGTTCAACGGCCTTAATTTTATCTCCATGCCTCCCGGTACTTATTGCATTATGCTTGGACGCAATAGAAGGCTAAGCGGTATGTTCAGGGAGCTTCACTTACAAGCCCATGAGGCCATAGACCGGTTCGGCGACAAGGTTAGCGATGACATCAAGAAGAGTGCCGAAAAGGATCCTTCCAAGATCCACGATTTCCTCCATGCAGCTTTCCCTAAAGAATGGTTTGGCGGAAAGCATCGCATTAAGACGAAGACCTTTGTGTCTTACTACATCGACATGAAGAGCAAGACCATAATGAGCGAGGGAGGATATGACCGGTTCCCGTTCTTTGTCATTCCGTGGTTGCGTGAAAGCGGGGAGGATTACGGCCGTGGCCCTGGATGGACAGCCATCCCGGAGGTTAAGACGGCACACAAGGCAAGGGAATTATTCCTAAAGGAATGGGCCTTAGCCATCTTTCCCCCTCTTGCCGTGACAGATAATGGCGTTGTGGGATCTGTAAGATGGACCCCATCGGGCATAACCATCATTAAGAAGGATGGAGACGTTAAGCCCATCCAGACAGGCGCAAGGTATGTTGATAATAAGGATAGGCAGGCAGACCAAAGGAATATTATCCGGGAGATCTTCCATGGTGATAAGGTAAAGTTTATCCCTCCAAGAGAGCAGACCGGCCAGATGACAGCGCATGAAGTGGAGAGGCGTTACCAGTTGGCGCAAATATTACTTGGTCCTACTTTCGGGAACATAGTTGACCATGGATTTGATCCCATTGTTGAAACCACGTTCAACATGATGCTCGAAGCCGGGGCTTTCCCGGCCCCTCCGGGCAGTATGCAGGAGATGATGGGTAAGTCGGGTGGTAAGGTCAACGTCGAGTATGAGTCTCCGCTTGCTCGGGCTCAGAAGGTCCAGGAGCTGGATTCCATCGTTGGGACCATTGAGCAGGCCATCGGCTTGTCAGAGGTCAAGCCTGATATCATGGATAATTTCAAGTTGGATGAAACCGTTGTGTACGTTGCCAAGGCCAAAGGCTACCCGTCAAAGCTCATTAACGACAAGGAGGAGGTGGAGGTCATAAGGAAAGGCAGGATGGAGCAACAGCAGAAGGCTGAAGCGGCTCAACAGATGGCCTTAATGGCCAAGGCTGCAAAGGATGGAGCCGGGGCTATGAAGGATATGCCTGAAGGTGCGATGGAAGGGTGACATGGATGAAAAGCGAGCGAATGAGATCCTGAATGATCACATGAAGGAAGAAGATGGGAGCCTAAGAGAACAACAGTCCAAGTTCATACGCTTACTATCTCGCCTGATTAATCATGCTTATGCTCGGGGCTATGAGCTTACAGGCGGGGATCTATGGGCCAGTCACGGCCACAAGAAGTCCAGCCTCCACTATGTTCGGCTGGCTCCGCTTGCCGAGGGTAGGGGTAAGCGACCATGACCCTTCACACGGAAACAGACGAGCGTAAAGACCAGGAGCAGGCGTTCAAGAACAGGCTGAGGGACTACCTCGAAACGTTCACTTCGGATACCGGGAAAAGGGTGCTGAAGGACATGAGGCTGTCGTATTGTGGCCAGTTCGACCCGGCAAAGGACGCTTCAGTTCTTGGGTTTGATCTTGGCAAGCGGCAAGTGGTAAAAGATATTGAGGCCGTCCTCGTGTCGGCTAAAAATCCTAAGGCCATAGAAGACCTGTTCAGGATGCCGGAAGACGATGGGTTTGAAATTTAACACGAAAGGATAAAAAAGATGGAAGAACCAATTACAGCTCCAATAGTAGGTCCAATAACCGACCCTCCAGTGGAAGATCCTCCGGCACCTCCGGGTGAGCGTGACTGGATACCGGAAGAATATCGGGCCGAAAAGTGCCTTGAATCTATACCGAATCTTCCAACTGCTTTTAAAACACTTGTATCCGGTCAAAAGATGATCGGAGGAATGGTTAAAATCCCTAAAGAGGACGCTCCTCCGGAGGAGCGTGACGCGTTCTATACCAAGTTGGGAAGGCCGGAAAAGGCCGAAGGGTATGGCCTTGCAAAGCCTGATACCCTGCCGGAAGGCGCTTCATGGGATCAAGCCATGGTTGACTGGTTTGGGAAGTCGGCTCACGCTGCCGGGCTCAGTAAGGGCCAAGCCACGGCATTGATGCAGTCCTACAACGAACAGCAATTCAGCAAGGCCCACGCAGGCCAGAAGGAGATGAAGACCGCCCTGGACGGGCTCCGGGATTCATGGGGTAGTAAGTTCGATGGTAATGTTGAACTTGGTGTAAGGGGGATAGAGCGCCTTCTCCCGGCCGATGAGGCCAAGGAGTTCAAGAGCCTCATGGATGCAACGGGTATCGGCAACCATCCCCTGATGCTTAAGTTTGCCCATAAGGTCGGGAACATGCTGAAGGAAGACGGTTATATTATAGGAGACGGCAAGGGCGGGGTCCACGGGTCTGAATCGGCAAAGGCCAAGATTGCGTCCATCAATGCCGACAAGGCCCATGCCCACTGGAACGAGAATGCTCCCGGCCACAAGGAGGCTGTGGAGGATATGGCCAAACTCTTCAGGGTTGCTTATCCACCTTCTGAATAGAGTCATGAAAGGGGCACAAAATGATAGATAGAGAAGGCTATGAATTTTACTTACGTCAAAGAATAAGTTTAGAGGATAAAATACACGAACTTGGTGATTTCAAAGGTAAGTCAGAAGTAAGCTCTCAACTAATGTTTATTGACGAGAGACTTGTAGCTAAATTAAAACAAGCGTATCGGCACTCTATGCAGGAAATGGACGCTCTACGCTTTATCATAATGGAAGCCGGAACGCCTATTCCAAAAACTTGAATTTGAATGAAAGGAGAACAATGAGAAAAGTATGCAGTGCTGCAATGATTGGGGTTGTTATCTTGATGTTCCTATCCAGCACGTCCATGGCGGCTGTAAGACCCCCAACACCCCAGAAGGTAATGGATGACATTACATTCTCCTCTGAGCTGAGGATGGACATCCAAAAGGAAATCGGGGCCTTCTACCAGCGTAACGAGGGGAACAAGATTACGATTGATGTCATGGATGGCTTCATGCTTCATCTTAACCAGATCTTCGAGAAGAACGCCATCCTGCCACCCAAGGAAGTGGAAGATCCCAAGCCTAAACCGATGGAATGAGGTAGCACAATGACAACTCGAAAAGATATAAAGAAAAACCTTGAGGTGAAAAAAACACACCCGAAATATGACTACGATGAGCCCCAGGAGAAAGTGACCCCGAAGGCCAAGAAGTCTAAGGCAGGGAAGGAGAAATAACCATGGTTGTACCAAGAACGATGAAGACCGCCGTTCCTGAAGAGGATTTCAAGCTATGGGACGCAGGCAAGTCCTCCAAAGTGTCGGAGCCTGCCGTTATGCCGGCGCCTGCTCCTCCAAAGGAAGATGATATTTTATCTCTTGACAAAATAGATATCAGTGAGATATCTTTAGCGGTATCAGGAAGAAGGGATGTCAAGAAGAACGCAGAAGGAGTCCGGTTCGTGGGATTCCGGGTCACTCTTAAGATGAACACCGGCAAGGATCTTAGCGGGTGGATGTCGGAGGGTGACTACCTTAATCTAAGGAGAAACTTATACCGCGATGGGCTTGTGAACACCGATAACCTCGAATATTGAAGTAAGAAATAAGTCTGGACAATCTCGAAAGAGATCCAGGATTGAAGCAGACTGGAGGCTTTAAGCCTGGAGGATCGAAACTGATTCGGCAATCCTCTAAGATTTTTATTAACGCATTACGTTAATCATTTATTTTAGGAGATATCAAATGGCCGAGTCAATTGAAACTTATTTTGTCGAGCAATACCAGAACACCATCCGGATATTGTCTCAGCAAAAGAACAGCCGCCTTGAAGGAACAACCATTCCCCCGATACAGATGGTAGGAAATGCCCTGTATTGGGAAAGAATGGGCTCCACTGAAGCGGTTGAGCTTGTAACCCGCCACGACGACACTCCCAACATCGAAGTCGATCATTCCCGAAGGAAACAGACCGCTACGCCGAGGGTTTGGGCTACCCTTCTGGATACCGTTGACCAGGTGCGGATGCTTGTCGATCCCAAAAACTACTATAACCAGATCGCCAGAATGGCCTTTAACAGGGCCAAAGACTCCGTTATCATCGCGGCATTGGGTGGGACAGCTTATTCCGGACAGACCGGAACGACTGCCGTTATCCTCCCTGCTGCCCAGAAGATCGCGGTAGGTGGCACAGGCCTGACATTGGCCAAACTATTGACGGCCAAGGAAATGAATGACGCCGCCGAAGTTGATGAGGACATGGAGAGCTACCTTGTCTGTGCCGCGCGTCAAATTTCCAATCTGCTTGAAACCACGGAAGTCAAAAGCTCCGATTACAACACGGTGAAAGCCCTCGTGGAGGGTAAGATTGACACCTTCATGGGTTTCAAGTTCATCCGGACACAGCTTTTGACCCTTGCCTCCGACGTAAGATACTGTTACGCCTACACGAAAGGGGCCATCGGCTTTGGTAAGCTGTCCGATATTGAGTCTAAGATCGACCAGCGTTCGGACAAGAATTACTCCTGGCAGGTGTGGGGCAAGATGGACATTGGAGCAACCCGGATCGAAGAAGAGCAGGTCATCGAGATTGCCTGCGCTGAAGCATAAGGAGGTGCTGAATGTCTAATTTAAACTTACCTGTACCTGAAGGCGGAAGAGAGGGTAATATTGCCCTCATAGAGAATGATGGGCACAATGTTGGAGATGGGCCTATCACCCTCGCAGCCAATGGCGCAACCGGGGCATTGACCGTTGGCCAGTATGGCACTCTTGCCACGCAACCCACGGGTGCAACCCCTTACTGGATGAAGATCGGGAAAGACTCCAATGGGTACAACCTGTTCATCCTTGTCTACAAGGGTGCGGTGGATGCTTAACGATTAATCCTATAATGTAGGACTTGGAGGTATATAAAATGTTGACTAAATTTCAAGCGTTTCAACAGCACATGATTGGTGTTGTTGGCAAGCCCAATAACCTGTTTATACCGGAAGCTACACAGAGGTATCCGCTGGGAGCGCGGTTCAAGTACGGTCCTCGCACCTTCCATTATGCTTATGGTGGTGGGGTGGCTTTGGCCGCTGGGAAGCTGGTCGCCGGGACCGATATGCCCGCAGAGGCGAATGTAACAGTCGCCACTACTGCCGCCATTGGGGCCACGGAAGTTCCCAACATCACGACAACTGCCGCCGAGATCAACCTTGATGGCGGAATGATGATCGTGAATGACAATGAAGGTGAGGGTAATTCCTACGGGATTGTTAAGTCGAAGGCCAATGCAGCGCTGGCTACCTCAACTGATGTTACCCTGGCGGACCCGTTGGCGGTTGCACTCGTCGCGGCCAGTTCACAGGTGGAGCTTTATAGCTCACCGTATTATGACCTGGATCTTTCCGCTGCAATCACTGACATTATCATCGGTGTCCCGCCCGTAGTAGTCGCAATCGGCTATTACTTCTGGGTCCAGACCTGGGGACCGGCTGCTGTCTTGGCCGGCGCCACCCTGGTGGCAGGCTCTCTTGTTTCTCCTCACACCACAGACGGGTCGGTCGGCCCATTGATTACAGTGACCGCTGAGACGATTACCGAGAACGTCGTCGGGTACGCTCTTACGGCTGGAACGGCCACGGAATACAACGCGATCTTCTTGAGGATAACACCGTAAACCTTTAACGAAAAACATAACCTTAACGTCCTGGGGCTCGTGAAACAGCTCCAGGGCAGGAGAGGATAACATGGTAGGATCAGTTTCAAAAACAATAGGAGCCCAGAACATATTCTCAGACTCCATTGAGCTTATCGGCAAATTCAACGTGTCCATCTCCGGAATCGTAGGGGATACTGTTGTGGTGCAACGGTCTTTCGACAATGGAACCTTATGGAAAGACCGAGAATCCTATACCTCCGACGATGAGGTCGTGTTGGAAGAGCCTGAGAGGGGAGTCCTTCATCGCATAGGCGTCAAGACTGGCGGATATGGTACAGGGACTATCTTGGCCCGATTAAGCCAGTAAAGAAGGGGCACTATGCCAAGAAAAGACCTGAGCGAAAATACGATAAAATTCTTAACGTGGCTTGTGGGTTTTTTGCTTGTAGCCCTAACCCTTTTTACTGGATGGAACACGAATGCCATAGAAAAGGTTGACACCCGTGTTGACCATACAAATGAAAAAATAGCGCAGTTACCACGCGAGTTTGTCCGCCTTGAAAGGTATCAGTGCGACACTGCTTTAATCAGGGCAGACCTTACGACCATTATGTTGAAGTTGGATCGGCTTGCCGAGAGATAGGGGGTTTATAATGTCAAGCATAGTCGAAATATGCAATATGGGCTTGGTCCTGATAGGGGATCAGACCATAACAGCCCTAACGGACAGTAACGACAGGGCCACGGTAGCTTCGACCTTCTATGAGCCGACCAGGGACGCGGTGTTGAGGGCTCACCCATGGGGGTTTGCAAAGACCAGGGTTGCGCTTGCGATGGCGGCGGGAACTCCTAATTCCAATAAGTATAGCTATCACTTCACCTTGCCCACGTCCCCTAAATGCCTGAGGGTCCTGGAGGTTGAAGAGGACTACCCTGGGCAAATCCCGTATTCAGTTGAGGCCCGCAAACTGCTTTGCAATGATTCTTCCATATCCATCCTCTACGTCGCTCAAGTCACAGACTCGGGGCTTTTCGACGCCTTGTTCACTGACGCCTTGGCCGCCAGGCTCGCTATGGCTTTCGCAATGGCCCTTACGAAACAAAAGACACTCATAGAGCTCGCCGCCAAGGTTTACGAGATGAAGATCAACGAAGCCCGGACTATGGACGGCTTGGAATCAACGCCAAAAGAGATTTACAATGATACACTCCTAAGAGGCAGATGAAATGCAATCGAAAGAAAAAAAAGCGGTATATAATAAGAAATATCGTGAAGCTCATCGTGAAGATAGCAAGAAATACCGGGAAGCTCACAAAGAAGAAATAGTTAAATATGGCAAGAAATACTATGGAGCACATAAAGAAGAAATAACTGAACGTAAGAAGAAATATTCTGAGAATCATCGTGATGAAGTAGCTGCTTACAATAAAGGATACAAAGAGGCTCATCGTGAAGAATTAGTTGCACACCGAAAGGAATACTACCAAACAGAAAAAGGTAAAGCAGCATCAAGAAAAGGTAACCACAAAAGACGAGCCACGAAAGCCGGGGTTGTATGCCAGATCTTTAATACTTCTGCGGTATTTGAGCGTGATGGCTATATTTGCCAGAATTGTGGCCGTAAAACGCGGCCGGACTTCAAGAATCCAAATCATCCATTATATCCAAACCTGGATCATATTGTGCCATTAAGCAAGGGCGGCGCACATACGAAGATCAACACTCAATGCCTATGCCATCAATGTAATATGTTCAAGAATAACACTGGGGTAGGGGACCAACTAAGAATGTTCGGTTAGGAAGGGATTATGCGAACTCGCCCAATTCAGATGAATTTCACAAACGGAGAAGTTTCCCCGCGACTATTCGGCAGATCCGACCTCGCCAAGTATTGGGCGTCCCTTGAAACACTCGAAAACTTCGTAATCCTTCCATACGGCGGAGTGGCACGGCGTGACGGTTTCCATCATGTAACATCTCAAAGCGATGAAACCCGTAAGGCCAGGATGATCCCGTTCATATTCAGTACAGAACAAGCCTACGCTATCGAAGCCGGGCATAAGTACATGAGGTTCTTCATGAACCACGGGTTGATCCTTGACGATGGCCTGGGGGATACCGTCTTATTACTCCACATGCACGGGATTGATGCCAGCCAAACATTCCTGGATTCGAGTAATACAGCGCATCTTGTGACGGCTGGCAATACAGCACAAATAGACACTGGATATTGGAAATATGGTGGGTCCGCCGGTTTGTTTCTCTCGGCTGACCATGCTTTTTTGTCGGTGGCGGACCATGCAAACTTTGATTTTAGCGCAACGAATATCTTCACCTTTGAACAGGAAATATATATTCCCGGGGTCTTGGCGGATGTTTGTATATGGTCTAAGCGCACAGACATTAACAACCAAATGGGGGTGTATCTTTGGGCTGATGGCCACGTAACGTTCCAGGTTGTCAATGCCGGTAGCTATCAAATTCTTACAACATCTACAGGGGCCTTTACCGCTGATTCGTGGAATCATATCAGGGTAGTCGGGGATGGTACGAATTACTATCTGTTCGTAGGTGGTGCCTTGCTGGATTGGGAAGTTATAACACAAAGCACTTTAGCTTATACCGGGCTTCTGTATATCGCAGGGAACCCCGTTGAGGGTTCATATCTCAATGGGTGGATGGCTGAGTTCAGGGTTTCCAAGGTTGCCAGATCAACCAGTGCTTTCGCTCCTCCAACACAAGAATTTCCATTGCCTGAAGAAATAGGGGTGGACATCGTTCCGTATGAAATTGTGACCCCTTATCTCGAATCCGACCTGCCATTGCTTAAATACTTCCAGTCTTACGATACTATGTATATCTTCCATCCGGATCATGGCTGGAGAAAACTCGGCAGAACTGCCCATACCGTCTGGACCTTAACGGAGGTGGATTTCACTAACGGACCTTGGCTTAATGAAAAAGACGATATAGTCTTCACCCCATCGGCCATTACAGGGTCCATTGACCTTGTAGCCAGTGATGCTTTCTTCTTGGCTGGTCACGTAGGGGCCTTATTGCGTCTTTATATTTCAGAGGCGTGGGGTTACGTTAAAATAACTACCGTCACTAACACGACCAACGCCGTTGCCACGGTGGTCAATCAACTGACCTCTACCGCTGATTCTACAAAATATCAGGAAGGGGCATGGTCGGCTGTCAGGGGGTTCCCTTCTTCCGGGTCGTTTAATGAGGCAAGCCTGATGGTCGCGGCAACCGACCATCAGCCACAG